TAGACCATTTTAGGAATGAGGTTGGTTTAAATTTACCAACACAGATTAATGCAAATCCTAGATTTTTATTACAACATATTAAAGATCAATACTTAGCTAAAGGTTCTGAGTCATCCTATAAGTTATTATTCAGACTTTTGTTTGATAAAGAAGTTTCTATTGATTATCCATCTAAACAAATATTTCGTGTTTCAGATGGTAAATGGAATCAAGACGTTTCTATTATTGCAAAAGTTACTTCAGGTCATCCAGATCAAGTTGTTGGAAAACTTATTGATGTTATTACACCAACCAAAATTATTCGTGTTCAAATTGATAGAAGACAATATATTGAGATTGAAGTTGAACGTGTAGTACAAATTGCAGATGATATCTATGAATTTTACGTAGACCGAAGATTTTTCGGTGATGTTGGAATCGGCGATAGATTACGTTATAAAACTGGAGATATCTATTTTACCGCAGATATTCTTGCCACTACATCTAAATTAAAAGTATTAGTACCAGGAACTGGTTTCAAAATAGGGCAGCTTTACCCGATTAGAAATAGTAAGGGTACTGGTTCTATTATGAAGATAACTAGAACTAATACGGAAGGGGGAATTTTAGACGCAGAGTTTATTAAGTTCGGTACTGGCTATACAACAGATTTTACATCAACCATTTATGCTGACTTAGGACAGTCAGCAGCTGGAACTGGTGGAAGTTCTTTGCAGATAATCGGTGGTAATATTAGTATTACTGAAGCTACCGATGGATTCACTGAATCTGGATCAATCAATAAATCAGATTATGCTGTAGCCAATGCTATCGATGGAACTTATGCTGGTGACATTCTACGTGAATTTGGATCTGCTGGTGGAGGAAATGAATTTTCTAGCCCTTACGATCCTGCAGTTATTAAAGTTACTCTTGGTGCATTGGCAAAATACCCAGGATACTATATTACCAACGATAGTTTCTTGAATGATGCAATTTTTATTCAAGACAGTCGCTTTTACCAACCATTTTCTTATGTTTTAAAGATAGATGAAAGTTTAGATTCATACAAATCTATCGTTAAAACATTACTGCACCCTGCAGGTATGGCTGTATTTGGTGAATATGAAATTAAAAACGAGTTTGACATCGCCCTCACTCTTGAGGCGATGATTAAAAATCTATCAGTAACTATTCAAGATACTCAAAATATTGTAGATTTAGCTCCTAATGTATTTTTAACCAAAGGGTTTACTGACGACTCGGTTTCTATTTCTGATCCTACAGTTTCTTTATTGACATGGAAACCTCTGGAAGATACACTGTCAGCACCAACAGATAGTCAGACTTTGTTATTCGGAAAAGGTTTAACCGATACGCAATTTTTATCTGATAGTACAACCAATGACATTGGTAAATCGTTATTAGATTTGCCAATACTTATCGACTCTGCACCTACCTTTGCTATAACCAAAGGACTTATAGATACACCAGTAATAACTGAACTACCTTACTTTTCGGTGACTAAATATATTAATAACACTGGTTCTGGAGATGATATAACAACGCCAGTTGATTCTGGTGGTTTTATGATTTTAAACCCATATGCTGAAGCTGGTTGGTTTTTAGAACAGTATGTTGGAATCCCAATTAACTTCTCAGGCTAATAAATTTTATAGGAGATACAAATGGACTTAAATGAAAATCTAAAAATGAAGGGTGAACTTACTATCGTTCACAAAAATGCTGAAGGACAAATTAAAGATGTAATTAGCATTCCTAACTTGGTAGTTACAGCTGGTAAACAATACATTGCTTCACGCATGGTTGGTGCTTCTGCTACTGTTATGACTCACATGGCTATCGGTACTGGTACTACAACTCCAGCAGTTGGAGATAGTACATTAGGAACTGAAGCTGGACGTGTTTCTTTAGCATCTTTTTCCGCTAGTGGAACAAGCGTAACTGCAACTGCAACTTTCCCAGCAGGTACTGGTACTGGTGCTATTACTGAAGCAGGTATTTTAAATGCAGCTTCTGCTGGTACTATGCTTTGCCGTACTACATTCCCAGTTGTAAACAAAGCAGCTGGTGATAGCATTGCTATTACTTGGGTTATTACTGTAAGCTAATAAAACTAAAACCATGCCATCTTCTTCTGCGCTACTAAAGTCGTCTTTACACAATTCAATTGCTAAAGGTCTCTATAATGAGATACAGAATCGCACAGCCAAATATTATTATTTTTTAGGTAAGACTCTGCAGTGGCCACAGGAATTATCGCCACCAACCCCAATTGATTCTCGTAAATATGATTTAGAATCACGTAATGAAATTATTACAATGAAAGAAATTCGTTCAACAGATGTAGCGTTTATTGTTGATCGAATTAACTGGCAATCTAATACCGTATATGATATGTATGATGATCATTATTGTGATGAATTAGATGGTATTAATTTAATTTCTGGTGGTTATGGATATGCTGATCCTCCAACTGTTAATATTACAGGTGGTGGTGGAACAGGTGCTACTGCTGTTTCATACATATCAAATGGTGTTGTAATAGCAATAGAATTAACAAACGCTGGTCGTGGATATGTAAGCACACCAACTGTTACATTAACTGGTGGTGGTGGCGAGGGATCACTTGCTACTGCTGTTCTTCCTATTTCTTTCTCTGGTAAGCAGAGAATGGAAGACTGCAATTTTTATGTTGTGACTGATGAATTCAACGTATACAAATGTTTAGATAACAATAACAACGCTGCTTCTACATACAAGCCAGTTGGTACTACTGTTGATCCAGTTACACTGCCAGATGGATATATGTGGAAATACATGTATAGTATTCCTATTGCTTTACGTAATAAGTTTCTGACAGAAGCATATATGCCAGTTGTCACTGCTATTCGCCCACAATTTTATTCTAGTGGAGCAATACAAACAGTTAAAGTAGACAAACGTGGTCAGAACTACACATATGCAAATATCTCTGTTTCTGGAGACGGATATAGAGAACTTGATCCATTGTTTATTATTGGAAGTAATGTATCCAATCAAGGTTCTGGTTATATATCAGCAACAGTAGATATTACTCCACCATTTACTTCTTCAACATGGACAGCTAGTATTAATGTTCTACTTGGCCAAAAATATAAGTATGGTAATAATATCTATGAAGTAGTTTTACCTGGAACAACTGCAGCACCAGCACCAACACATGGTTCTGGAATAATATCAAATGGTACTGCTGCTTTAAAATATATCGGTACAGTTGCAAGAGCAACAGCAACGGTATCAGCAAATAAAGTGACTGCAATTAACCTTATCGGCGCAGTTAGAGAAGTTGCACTTACAGATGGTGGTGTTGGTTATATAAATGCACCAGCTGTTTCTTTCTCTGGTGGAGCAGGATCTGGTGCAACTGCTTCTGTTATAATGACTGGCACTTCAGTAAGAACTGTAGTTATTTCCAATTCTGGAGATAATTATACTTCTACTCCATCAGTAACCCTTGGAACTTCTTGGACTGCAGCAACAGCACTTACTTTACAGCAACAAGTTTATGTTGCTAATAGGCTATATACAGTAACAACTGCAGGAACAACAGGAGGTGTTGCTCCTACTCATACAAGTGGTTCTGCTTCTAGCGGAACTGCAACACTAGCATATGCTGGTCGCCCTGCAACTGGTTCAGTTGTGTTAAGATATGGTACTGGTTACTCTAGTTTACCAACTGTTACTATTAGTTCAACAAGTGGAACTGGAGCAACTGCTTATCTTTCTGGTATAAAGTCAGAAGCAAAATTAATACCACTATTAAATAGTGGAGAATTAATTGGAGTTGAAATTGAAGATGGTGGTATTGGTTATACATACGCCAACTTAACAGTTACTGGTGATGGAACTAATGCAGAACTTTCTGCAGATTTATCTCCAGGCGATGTAAGTACACTTCAGGCTAACACTGAGTTATTAACTGTTGATGGACGTATTATGTCTATTAAAGTTATATCAGGTGGATATGGTTATGCTGGTGCCACTATAACTATTACTGGCGATGGTACTGGCGCAGCTGCTGAAGCTATTACTGAAAATGGTAAAATTAAAAAAATCCGTATGACTAATTATGGTCAAGGTTATCGCTGGGCACAAGTTACAATCAGTGGTTCTGGTTTTGGTGCAACTGCAAGAGCTATTATGACTGACTTTGGTGGTCACGGGAAAGATTCTATCAATGGTTTATATGCTAGATCTTTAATGTTCTATTCAAATGTGTCTAGAGATAAAAATCAAGGATTTGACGTTAACAATGACTTCCGTCAAATTGGAATTATTAAAAACCCAAGAAAATATGGATCAACATATTCATTAGATTCTATTTTGGCATCAGCTTGTTTCGTTGTCAATGGGTCTATTAATACTAACAATTTTGTAAAAGACCAGACCATTTACTTGTCGAATAATGGAGCTAGATTTAGAATAGTCAATTTAACTAGCAATTCTGCCTTAGTGCAAAGTTTAGACAATGCAATACCAGTGGTTGGGTCAGTATTAACCAACGACGCATCACAAAATTTCACAGTTTCTGGATTGACTCTACCAACAGTAGATAAATATTCTGGTGATCTGCTTTTCGTGGACAATAAACAAGCGTTTAC